AGAATAGTTGTGCATGAATCAGAACTTTTTACCATGTATATTTTCTCCCTTATTTGATTTGATACTATTATATCAAATAAACCCGCAAAAGTAACAAAGACGGTCATCAGACCGCCTTTTATTTTAGTTTTACCTCATTTTCTTTTGCGTATTTTGTTAATTTGATAGCGTTGTTGTATGACATGTTTCCAAACTACAAAGATTAGAGGATTTGTCAAATTAATTTTTTTATGGCATACCAAAAAAACGCCCCCAGCAAAATCCGAGAGCGTGTTAAAGTGTTTACTATTTGATTATAGCATTAATTGTAATAATTGACTAAATCGTCTTTATCTCGACAAGAAAGCCAGACTGTACCGAATTGACCGAACTCAAATTTGCGCCAGTAGTAACCGCCGTAGTATCCGCCCTGACCGGTGTCCGTGATATGAGCCTCATCGATTTCAAAACTAAAGTACATGCCTGGTTTGAAATCTTTATCCGCACTATCGGGTACATTGTTGCCATTTTCGTCAACCCAGTTAACTAGGCCAACGGGGATTCCGTTATCTACGTAATCGAACCCAACTGGCGCTAAGTAGTCGCATTTGATTTGATAGATACCGTTAACAAACGCTACGTCATTAGCTAGATAGTAAGCTTTGCTGTCTGGTTTACGACCGCCAGAAACTACTGTGTTAGGCTGTGTCGCTGTTGAGCCACTAAATCGCCAAGCTTCAACGTATTTTGGTTTTGTACTGTAATAATAGCTATCCCAATTGTGGCTTGATACAGCTGTGCCGCGTTGTCCGCCAGTTGAATAATCAACAGAGATAAACGTGTTTGCGTCTTCTAACACCCCAACATGACCGCCAGCACCGCCAGATTGTGACATATCAGAACCCCATGACATGAGAATAATGTCACCTCGTTGACCGTTCCAGTCTGTATTCTTAGATACACGATAGAATCCGTTTTTAGCCAGCTGTGAACCCAAAGTGACTGTTGAGGGTAAACCAATGATATTTACTCCTGCCTCCTTTAGAGCTTGCGAAATTGACCCTGAACAGTCTGCTGTACCGTCTGAACCGTTTCGGCTTCCATACATGCTATAAGTAAGCTTACCTCGACGGCTTTCAAACCAATTAATTAAGACATCTGTATTCATTTATTTCCTCCTTTCCAACTTTCATTCATTTCTTTTACTGCTGCTTCAATAAACGTTTCAAGCTGACTGTCAGACAAATAGATATTGTACTGTTCCAGTCCTTTCTTAACTTTCGTTTTAGCAGCATTTAGTTTTTGTTCGCCTTTAGCGTCCTCGTTTGCAATCTGTTCTACTGCATTAACAGCATTTTTTGCCACGATTTCAACGATACGCAAAGCTTTTTCACCGCCTTCTTTAAAAAGGTAATCTTTTACGGTTTTAACGATAAATCCAGCTAAACCTGTCAAAATAAGCATAGCTGCTTGTATAATAACATCATTCATGTTTTTTCTCCTCTTTTGCTGCGCATTGTTTAAAACATCTGCACCTTTCTGGCCATATCTTCTAAACCATCAACTTTATCTTGCAAAACTGATATATCTTTGCGTGTTTCCAACGACAAGTTATTGACCGCTTCGGTTAGTCTCGCCATTTGTTGCTGATTTTCGGTAGCAATCCGATTGTTGGAAGCTAACAGCTCCGTGTTGGTTTCTTGAAAGCCCGTTACTAGCTTCTTGATAACCCAAGTCATAGCTGAAACTAACAATAAGATGACAAGGATAATAGCTGTCGCTAAAATCCCGCCAACCTTATCAATCGTCCAAGTTGCACTCATGGCCTCATTGATAACATCTTGTCCCATCATAATCTCCACCGCTTCCTAATCTTATTCAGCGGTGTCTTTGGCTTGCAAGCCTGTATTTGACAAGTCCACAAGTTCTTGCACTTGTTTGCGGAAACGTTTTGGAACAACCTCAATAGTAATCCAGCCTAGTTCAATTTGCATTGCAAAATAGTTAATCATCATTGTCTTTCCTCCTAAAAATATGTTTTTAATTTTGTTTACTAGTTTCATCTTTAGCACCTTCAGCAGTACCATCTGCAGTACCTTCATCAGGATACACTTTATTAATCAATTCATTCAATGTAGCTGTTGTTAATTGAGTCAACTTTTCAGATTTGTCAATAGCCGCTTGCATTTTGTTAATTGATTCATTGTATTCATTGAATTTCTCGTTTTCAGCACGTTGTGGGAAGTTCTCTTGATAAATCACGTCAAGAGCTAACTTTTCCAGCTCGCTGTTTGATAAGCTGATTTTATCAGCTGATAACATGACGGGGTAAATTGCGCCATTATCATTTGTCAAGACTACTTTCGTACCTTTAACTGTGCCGTCTGTTTCAAATTCTTGTGATTTTGAGCTAAATGTTAATTTCATGTTTTCTCCTTTCTAGCTTGGGAATGGGTCTGCTGTTACCCAAGAAACCGAAGCGCCAAACCATAACGGGCTATTATCTAATTTTATACGTCCACTAATAGAGCCATCTGGCTTATATGCAAGGTGAACATAGCTACCGTTAAATAGTGTTGCGCCAGTACCACCTCCACCTTCACCTATACAATGGATAATCGCTTGGCTAACTGGTCGCCAGCCAACCGGTATAGTCTCACTAGCTTTCCCATTCCAGTTAGTATTTGAGCTATGCACATAATCCATTGTGGCTGTAACAATATTTCCTGAACGAACAACAGCTATTCCGAAACCATACGGACCAGCTAAAGTCGTTGAGTAGGTTTTAGTTTGGTTAACCGCTGTAAACTCTGCGACCTTGTTTTGAACAGCATAATATTGCCAAGAGCCCCAAGTTTTGTTGGTTTGAACACGATAAGCTGAAACATTCCCATAAAAAGCGATAGCTTCTTGTAAAACATAACCATTATCATTCGTGTGTTTGGTTACACGAATATAATTCCAGCCATTTGCGGGTGCGTGTAACAGATTGCTGCCATTGTAACACCCTGGGCTAGTGACATCGTTTAAATCACTACCTTCCGTTAACATAACAGCTGTCCCGTTGTTATTAGTTAGCTTGTGGTGTTGGATAGGCTTGTTGTTAAAGTAATACTGCCAATCACTGTCCACTGCGTTAGCTCGTTCGGGCGTCTTACCTATCCCGATTCCGTCAGGTCTAAACGTGGTAGGAAACTGCTCTGTCCCGACTGTCGCTTTAAAATCGTAACTTGTTAAACTGTCCTCGATATGTCCGACAATGTCATAAGTAACAAGTGAGCTAAACACTGCGCCAAGATTCGCCTGCGAATTAACTAGTTCGCTAACTGTTGTCCATGTTCCGCCTGCGTTTCCAGTATCAGCCACGAACTCGTCATCTGTCTGAGAATGACGCTTGTATTTAAACGATAGCTTCATCGTGTTCTTCTGCTTATCGCCAACTGTGAGAGGCGCTATTTTAGCGTTTCTGGTCACTGTTACGGTCGTTCCTGCCGAACCACTACGCTGTGCCGTAAAGCTTAGCTGCGGCGTGAAATACGGCAATACATTGACTTCTACTTCAACAGGGTCAGACGTCCGTCCTCGGCTGTCTGTGACCGTTGCTCTAACCGTTGCCGAACCGTTAAAGGTCATCATACCAAGCGCTCCGCCGTTTGACGTTGTGGTCATGTTTTTGTCAACGATTTCAGCGTGATAATTGGAAATAGTAGAGCTGTAAGCACCGCTTGCGTTGTTAAAAGCAACTTTGATATTGGATAAGACCTGAACAAACGTGTTTGACGTACCTAAAAGACTAGATACTTTCGTGTTAGCGTCTGTCAAACTGATACTGCCCAGCGTTGGTTTAATGCTTGCTGGGATATTGGCGTTAAACGTCGCTTCCTTCGTCCCAATCTTGGTGCTGCCTGAGTATGTGTCAATGTAGACCGTGCCCCAGTGATAGTCAGCATTAGGCACTGTATTAGCAAAATCCATCGGCAAAGTCCAATTACATGACGTGTCAACGTTTGTTGCAATCGTTCCAGTTTTGCCGTCCCAGTTGTATCTAAGAGTATGTTTAAAACTGCTATTCTTGCGGTCAATTGTGATAGTAGCAACTTTTCCAAGCTCTGTAGCTGTCACCTTGCCAGTGCTTGCCCTTGCAATAGTTGGCAAAGGCAAGTTGAAAGCGACCATAGACGAACCATATCCGCCCGTATTTAAAGCAACAGATACTTGAATACCTACAGTCTTCTTCCCGTCGTTGTCATGACCGACAACATAATCGTGAGCAAAAAGCAACTGAGATGAACCTGTGCCGATATTGACAGTCGGGTGCTCGATTGCACCGCCACCGTTGACGTGAATAGTCACGTCTGCGGTTACGCCCCACATAGAGGCGTAACCATTTGTGATAAGGCGTGCTTGTACGTTAACCGTAGACCTGTTATTAGCTGTGTCTTGCTTGTTCCAACCAGACCACACTTCTAAGGTCATATTATGTCCATATTGACCACTAAATGTAGCTGTTGCCATTTATCAACCCCCTAAATACCTTAATACCAGCATGTCAGCGTCTGCTGGGTGTGTTTCAAAGCGGAAACGCCCGATTTGAATTGTTTTCGTGAAAATACCGTTTTCAATGTGTAACGTACCTTGTGAAATGTACATAACTTCGCTGCTACCTGAAAACAAGCTGATACGGTCATTCGCAAACTTAGCGAAAGCCGAACCATCGGATTTACCAATGATAAGACCTTCGTTTTGAATGCTCATGTACGTGTCAATAAAATCCCATTGTTGACGCAAAGCGCCGACGTCAGTCTTTAACTGCAAGATACGAGCTGCGGCTTCCTGTAGATTCTTTTCAGATTCAGCTCTAGCCTCATCGTTTGCGTTAACATAGTTCTGATAAGCGGTAATCCACTGATTGACCGTGTCAATACTTGCTTTTGCTTCCATTTCAGCTTTAACAATGCTGTTTTGTTCTGCTAACGCATTAAGCTGTTGCTGTGTCAACGCTTGGTCCGCTTTGCTGTCAATGTCTGATTGGACGTCTTCGGGCGCCCGCACATGACCGGTAGCAACATTTCCAAACTGCACCATGATACCAGTTACCCAAGCAGTCCCACTCTTCGTGCCCTCTAGATTAAAAAATAACGAACCTTTTAATTGGTCATAATTACTCTTAGTGTAATCGTGAGTAAAATGAATATATTGCCAATCAGACGTGCCAGCATACCTTGCAAGTGTTAAATAATCTACGCCGCTGCTTGCCTCTGTTTCGCTGTTGTGATAAGTGAATTTATGCTTAAATACATTAAACTTATTCCAACCGTTCGTACCTTGAACGACATCATCATATTTAATCCAAGCACTAAATGTTACCTCTCTGACCAATCTTGTGCTAAAACTTGGCTCGATAATAAAACGCATTTCTGCGCCACTATTTATGCGATAACAAACTTTCTGGCCTGTAATGTGATTATCTGGCAGCGCTTCTTCCGTGAAACCACCGAAAGCACCAGTAGCTTTTGATTGAATCCAGAGATTACGAGTGCCAACTTCAACACCAGCACGTCTATCCATCCAAGTGTACTTAGTTGGGTCTGTACTGCTAGATTGTGTGAAATCGGTGTAATAGCCTTGATATTGCTGTTTGGTATCAGTAAAACTAAAGCCAGTCTTACCGTCGGCACTGCTTGCAAAAGCGAGGTGGAGATAAGACGTTTTACCGTCATCTCCTTTGTCGCCCCGAACACCTTGGTCGCCTTTCCACTTGCCCCATCTATACTTGGTCGGGTCATTGCTTGCTGTCTCGTTAAAATCAGCGTACCAACCCATATAAGCTTTTGGTGTAGTCAAGCTAAATCCGCCACCTGTTGCGTTATCAGCAAATGCAAAGTGTACGTGCGAGGTTTGACCGTTCGTGCCAGCAATACTAATGTTTACAGGCTGTGTGACTTCAACAGAACCGTCTGAATAGTAAATGTACTCAAACTGCCAGAGGTATCGATTTGATTGCGTTGGGACTAGCGTAGTCATTGACCACCCTAAATCCTCAGGTGCTTGGCTGTAAGGTGTAGCAGTTTCGCCTTTTTCAAGTTTGACATTCTTAAACATGATAGTATTGCCGTTTGCGGCTGGCATACCTCTAAAATATAAGACCTGTCCAGATGGCTCTGGTAGAGGATTGCGTGATGTTAAAACAACACTGATATTTTGCCATTGGTTAGCTTGTGCGTCTGGCATGTTTGGATAGTCTGTCATCGGACCTTGTGCGTCGCCCCGCATAACACACGGTACGAGTCTTACGTTTTTGCTTGGGTTGACGTCAAATGATAGGGTGTATTTAGTGCTTGCTTCAATCAGGTCTCTCAATACATTTGAGTACGAGATGTAACTCCAACTCGTGCTCGCTGTCGTTGTGCCTTTGATAAGTTTAACTGCTTTAACACCATCAACCTCGACTTCTTCGGCATCGTGGTCGCCGTTAGCCATCGCCCAAAACCAGTTCGCTTTCCCTTGGTTGGTTCCGACCAACAAATTACGTCCACCCCCACTCGGTACCTCGGGAATATCAGCGCTATTCGTTAACTTGTAAAATGTCTCCCTTCTCGTCTCCGCCCTTTCCGTCAAGTTCACCAGAGTCATCTGGCTCGTTGCTATCAACTTGCTCATCTTGCACCTCTTCCTGTTCATCTTCGACCCAGCGTTTAATGTCAATCGCTGGTCCGTATGTGTTCCAAAGCACACGAATTGCTTCGGATTTAGTCTCAACAGGCACGTCAATGATTTGACGCTGTTCGGCAATAGCTACGTCTGCTTTAATCATGTTTCAGTCTCCTTTCAATTATTCCCAAACTTCGCACTTGAAATCGGCTTTAGCACTGATTTCGCTGGCGTTAACAGTGATTGATTTACCAGTCTTATAAGCATTGCCTGAACCGCCAAAATTAGTGTCCATAACGCCGTTCTTATTGTATTTTGCCCATTTGTAAGTTTTAGTCTTGTCTGAGCCGTCAACGTCAAGCTCTTCACCGTTGCGGAAAAGACGTGCTTTCATCACCGTTGAACCTTGACCGTTTTTAAAGATGTTTCCTGCGCTAGACTCTAGATGTAGACTGATTGGGTCTGACATGTCAACCAAAGTACATAGACCTGTAGTTTTTTGGTTATTAAGCCCACCTGTCTTGTTAGTACATACAACTTTAAACGTTTGGGCGTTTGTGACTACTGCTGGTGTGACTGTAAGCACGCCTTGACCTGTTGTATTAGTGCCGGGTGCCACGTTAGGTGTTTGACCTGCTGTAGTGCTAGAGCATAGGTGCCAACCTAGCCCACCGTCAGAGTCATAGCCTGCTGATGTCGTTGCTGTGACTGTTGTGTCTTGATAAAAGAATTTGAATTGCTTGTTATCGTTCATCAAAACGTTACCACGGTAAAGGTCTGCGTTAACTGTAAGACTTGCTGGCAAGTTGTTGCGGAACGTGTTCCCATTTCCTGCGTATACGTTTAGGATTTGAGCCTCTTTACCGATTGACGTCACGAACAAGTCAATTTGCGCATGAAATTGCACGTCTAAGCCTGATGTGTCGTCTTTCCATGTACCAGACGCTTCAAAACGTTTTGACCCTTTATCAGGATTTACATTGACTTTAGTAGTCAAATTTTCATTGTGAGACCCTGAAACGTACTGATTATCTGTATTAGTTTTTGATGTGATTTCCGTTTTGGTAGAGCCATCAACGACGTACCAACGAAGACCACTAATACCGCCTAAAATACTAGCCGTTGACCCTGCTTTAGTAAGGTTTAATGTCAACGTTTGAGCGCTTGACGCATATGACGGATTATAAGCTCCTGACGTTTGACTGTAGACCTGTGTCGTTGGCTTGTTGGCTGTGATAAACGCGTTTAAAACAGGCGCGTCTGAAAGGTCTACGACTGTAATTTGACCTGCTGCAATAATTCCCATGATAATTCTCCTTTTTTCTTTTTCTAAACTTGTTTGCCTATATACTCAATCTCGCAAGAAAATGTGGCTCGCCTGAACACGTCTTCCTGCGTGATTCTTATTGATTTCTGAGAGTACGAATGGTCAGCGTTCCAGTGTTCGTCTGGCGTTTCGTCGTCTCTTGTTTTGGTCCAGATATAACTAAACTCTGTTCCGTCCTTGTCAATTTCCTTGTTTCCACGCCACAAAGTAGCTGTCAGCGTGCTAGCAATATTGCCGTTTTTGAACGTATTTCCGTTTGACGTCATGACTTTCAGCTCAATCTGCTCGACTAGATTTGCCAACGTGATTTCAGTCGTGGCTACTTCCGTGTTGCCAACGTAGCCCGAGACGGTTAGTACTGCTGTCTCATCTATGTCCTTGGCTTTGACTAAATACTGCATGCCTACTGTTACATTGCCGTCTAAAGCCCAGCGCCAAGAGACGTCCCGACTGACAACTTTGCCACCTTTCCAAAGTGTGGCTTTTACTAGACTTTCGCCCTCATTGTTCTTGAACATCGTTCCATTATCCGTCGAAATGCGAATATTGTACGGTTTTGCATCTTCTACCAAACGTTCAAGTTCGCTCTGGATGTCGTTAGATAACTTGCTTTGCAAAGCTCTAAAATTTCCAAGTGTGGTCTTCCAGTTTTTTTTAGTCGAAAAGCTTAGCTTTTGTTCAAAAATACGTGCTTCAATCAGCAAAGTGTTAGCAAAGCCATCATCTGATAGCTCCACCGTGTCCCCGATGTCGGCATCAATATAGCCGTCAAATTCGTATGTTAATTCTGGATAAGCTGACGCTTTCAACTGTTTCAAGCCTTCTGTCTCAAGCTGTTGAATGCTTTTGACGTTAAAGTCCATGTCACGCCTAGTCCATTGGTCTGATTGAGTTTCCGACGTAAACGTTGACGGATAAAGCTGAGCTGAAATAGGCGCATAGAGAGTATCGCCACGCTTGTAAAACTCAACGACGCCTTTATCATTCTTGAGCTCCCAGTTTGGCAAGCTCCCGATAGTCAATTTCTGATCACTGTTCTCTTCACTTTGAGCAGTTGGCACAATCATATTAAAGATGTTCGTCTTATCAATCTTGCGCCTAATTGACTTGATGTTTTTTCCGTAAACAAGCGTTATGTCTTTCCTGTCACGCCCAACGCCGTGGTAATTCACGCCATCATTTTCGTGATAAACATTGACCAAAAACTGCTTGATAGTACTGTCATCGTTGAGGTAGGTTTTAAATTCGATTTCAGCATCAAATTTGTTCGCAAGTGAAATAAGTCTGGCAAATTTCGTGTCTTGTCCTTCCCATTCCAACGTACGCTTGTAGTCCGAAATCTCGTTGATACCTACGGATAATTTAGTCATATTTAGTAAATCCATAGCATTGCAATACTCAACGAATGACATAGCTCTATCAGCCTTAAACGGATTCGAATACTCGTTAATAAGTTCTAGATTTAAATTCTCACAATAGCATTTGATTTTCTTTTCATCTTCTTCAACAGTCATCACGTTAAAGAGAAACGTCTCGCCTTTGTACTCAAATGAAACAAAAGCACGTTCATTCAAATAGCTGTAAGTTCTGTTAAAGACCGTGTCAGAAACAAGTGATTTTTTTGAAATACTAAATTCATATGTTGATGATCCTGTTTGCAGGTTGCGTGTCCAAGTGTCATCAAAGAAGTCTAACGTGCCTTGTTTCTCGTTATCAACGAACGCTACTTTCTTCAAATGTGCATCGTGTATTGTTAGAATCATTTACAAACTCCTATTCTCAAACTCCACCTTAACTGTAGGCATTTTTTTAATCCACGATGAGAAATAGATGTCCAACTCAGACTCCCCAGGCGGAACACTCAAGAAATGATGTGAGCCTTGGACGATGTCCGAATTTTTGTTAAGACCGTCTTTAGTCACTGTGTTTGTTTCGTTGTCGATGACAACTGTTGAGCCCATAGCATAGCGGTTCGGGATGTCTCTAGTACCTGTCACAAAATCTTTACGATAAACGATATCATCAAGATAAACGTGTGTCACTCCAGGTTTGCCCCCTACGCTCCCAAATATAACACTGACTTTAGCGGACTTTTTACCCTTTATCTCAGGGATGTTGTATTCTTTGTATTGACCAAACCAATAGAACTGTATCCATCCATCTTTTCTGTAGATGTCTGACCAACCTCGTGGCTCATTAAATGGATTTTGACTGTCTAAATGCGTACACCAAAATGTATAGCGGTCAAGAAAACGATAGCCACCTTTCCCGTCTGAAACCATGAAATTATATTCAGTCGTTAGACTGTTAGAGCGTTTAAATGTCTCTGTCCCGTATAGAAATTGACCATTTTCATCCGATACAACCACTTTCATAAAACCGTATTGCGACTGATGACCAGCCCAAAAAATCTGTCTCCACCAGATGTACTCATATAGTGCTCCTGCCTCTCCTGCACTGTCTGCTGGTATGTCCCAAGTAATGGACGCAGATGTCCCGTTTTTTAAATGGATATGTGGTCTGCCCCAAACGTTATCTATTTCAAGCTGTCCGTCTAAAACTTCCTGAACATTACTGATTGCTTCGTTAAATTTTCCCTCTTCAAAACCATTTAAAATCCTTGTTGGTCCAGTGTTTGATGTGTAGTCAAACAAGATTTCAGATTTCTTGTATTCTTCCGAGTCCGCCTCTTCCTTGCTTCCAAGCTCAAAAGCACCATTTTGACTAACAAGTCCTACATAGCCATTCTCTGAATTATGTTTAATTGTGATGATTGGATAAGTATCTACATTGCCCTCATTATTGATTTTGAACGTCATTTTATTGCCGTTCCAAGTAGGCTCTTCAAAACGTGCATCCGTCACCGAATGAGCCACTCCGTCAGGGATTAAAATAGTGATTTCTGAACGCTGAAACCAACGTGTTATGTTATCGTGAGAAATATCGTCAACAGGCAAACCAAGATAGTATTTGTCTGGTTCATCTGCATATGTAATCTTGACTGGTTTATCAACATTGAAAACACCAGCTAAATCATGTTTGAGCTGTTCAAGCTCTATTTCTGATTTCCCTTTGATGTCAAATTTGATTTTGTGTTCTTTAGCTCCAATTTTAATTTCTTGGATATTCACCCCCAAAAAAGGAGAAGTGTCAGTTGACACTGTCCTTTTGTTACCAATCGGGCGAATAATGTCAGTAATTCTAAAGTATTGAGACATCTCAACACCGTTAAAAGTCATTATTTCTGTCATGGTCTACCCCACATTCTGTTAGTACGTGTAATCTGTGTTTGTTGATAATCTTGATATCTATCGCTAGTAGATGCGATAAGCGTGTCGTCATTCAATCGCATGTCGATTGGACGGTCTGCGAGTCTGCCCATTGCATCTATAGCTTTTTCCATTACTTCATTTGATTTCTCTTGTACGATTTCAACTTTTGCTTTGATTGCTTTATCTAAATCGGATTTAACCTGAATGCTATGAGAGAAATTGGCTGAGCCTGCGCCTATTAGGTCTTCAGCTTTATAGCTAAACGCTTGAACTTTGTCATACATTGCACCTAAAGCATCATTAACTGTATAGCTATCTTTCTCAATACCTACTGCCACACCTTGCGCAATATAACGACCGACATTATCACGAAAAAGACGCGATGGCGAGTGGATTTTGGCTTTAGCTTGCGCTGCTCTTTCAGCTTGAGCAACTAATGCATTAGCAGCGGCTGTCACAGAGCCAAGAGAAGCCATCATACCGCTTGCTAAACCTTGACCGATATAAACACCAATCGAACGCATTGAACCAACACCAGACATCCCAGCAGAGCGTACAGCAGACATGAGCGCATTCATTGCACTTGATGCTCTACCTACTCCACTTGAAATACCTTGTGCTAGGTTTTGGGATGTTTGCTGTCCAATAACACGCCCTTGATTTTTCATCTGATTACCAATTGAAAGCATAATTGTTAAGATGGCTTGCATTGATGATTGAACTTGTGCACGCATTGAGTTAAACGCTGTAATGACAGCTTGTGTAGCTGAAATGATTGAGCGCATTTGAGATGCTGAATTTGATGCGCTAGCACCAACGCTAGCAAAACCACTAGAAATTGATGATAGAGCGCCACCTAAAGCGCCTACTCTACCCGCTAACACACCAAAAGATGCTCCTGCTGCGCCTGTTGCTGCACCCATTGACAAGATGCGTGCATTAAACGCACTGATGAGACTACCAATAACAACAAAAGTGCTATTGATAACCATTGCTCTAGCACCAAACATTGTAAAACCTGCAGTAGCTGACATAATCGCTGGTGTTAACGTCATAATTTGCGCTTTGAAAGCTGCAATTGGTGCGTTTACAGCAGACAAGCCAGCAACACCAGAAGCAGCTTGTGTAGTGAACGTTTGGAAACCTGCGCCAGCAACAGTCATCATGCCTGGCAACTGCACTAAACTAGTTTTAAGATTTGTGACGACTGAGCCAAACTGATTTAAAGCAACTAGAGCTATTGTTGCTCCTGTGCTGAATTGTGTCATGCCTATTCCAACTTGCATCATTGCTGTTCCAAGAGTTGACATTCCACTTGCATGGCTTGCCATCTTACCTAAACCACTAGCTGTCGTTGCTAAAGTTGCTGCTAAATCACCAAGTTTCAAATCAACAAGGACTTTGATGCCTTGTGCCATTTCTTTAACGCCTTTACCAGCGTTGAGAGCAGCATTTCCCATTGAGTCAAAAATACCTGCAACACCATCTAAAACGTTGCGAATTGCATCGCCAAAACCAGTGATAACACCTTTGGCACTATCCAAGATGTTACTGATCTGTTCACCAAGCGTTTTAAACAAGTTGGCGATTGAGTCAATGATTGGGCTAATTTGACTGATGAGATTGTTGAAAGCATCTACAATTTGAGATAGTACAGGAGCAACCGCAACCACCATTTCAGTAATCGCGGGAATGAATGGAGCAAGCGCTTGTATGATTTGAACAATCGCATTAGAGACTACTGTCACAATTTGCACGAAAGCACTACTGATAATTCCAACAATCGGTGTAATAGCTGTAGCAATTTGAGAAATTGCCGAACCAAGCGCTGTAATGATTGGTGGAAGTGTACCCAAAATTGAGGTGAAAGCATCACCTAACGCTGTGATTGCGGGAGCAGCCGCACCGACTGCAATACCAACAGCTACGACTAAAGGAGCTAGGTTAGCTAATGCACTTGTGACAGCTGGCAATACACCAGAAACTGTTACAATTGCTTGAGCGAAAGCACCGATAATTGCCGTTGCTACTGTTGCAAAGGCTGTACCAAGCGCTTGAATAATCACGGACACACCTGCGCTTTGCGTTGCTAACAAAGTCAACGCTGACACGATAATTCCTACACCTGCACCAATACCAACGGCTGCAATACCGACTGCTGTGCCTAATGCAATAATATTTGCTGGTCCAGCCATTTTAAGAGCCGTACCTAATCCAACAAAAGCATTTGCCAAGCCTGTGCCAATCCCTTTTGCTGCAACAGCAATACTAGTACCCGCCGATTTAATGACCGATGCAAGACCTTGTAAGATTTGAGCAATCTTAGATTTACTTTGACCTACAGCTTCTGTCGCGCCATCTGCTCCGTCCTTAGCGTTCTTCTTGAACATTTTGAACGGATTAAATGACTTGATAAATTCAAGTCCCTTCATGCCTTTTGAAACTAAGTTAGTCCCTGCTGAAAACGCCATCAAACCAGCAATACCACCGACTAATACATTTGTAAAACCTTGTACAATGCTTGGATCTAAACGAGAAACAAAGTCAGCTATCGCTTTAACCACTTGAGCTATAACTTTTGCAACATTGCCAATTACTGTCCCAAGCGTTGACCAAATAGAAGCTTCACCAACCTCTGAAACAAGATAGCTATATGCTGCAATCACGCTATCAATAGCCCATTTAATCTGTTGCATTGCTCCTGTTTCTGCAAAACTGTCCATAAATTTCTTGACGGCTTTTGCTCCTGTTCTAACCGTTACTATCAGAGCTGATACGTAATTACTAGCTGTCATGAGCCATGACCAGCCACCACCAGCAACACTATTAAAAGCACCAGCTATTGAACTCAACGCACCTTTAACACTGTCTAATGCGCTTTTGAATTTCATGACAAAAACGGGGTTAAAGAACATTTTCATAGCTTGCTCAGCTTTAGACATCATTCCCTCAATGTCGATTGAGTCAAGAGCTTTGCCGAGATTATCAGCTAACTTGTCAAAGTTAATTTTGTCTAAAGCATCTGTAAGCGCTACAACTGTCTTAATCCCGAATTGATTAAGCTTTTCAAACGCTGGCATCAGCTTGTTAGATAGCGTTTCTTTCGCACCATCTATGGCTTGGTCAACTGTTTTAAATTCTGTAGCCATTTTCTTGAATTGGTCACTATTACCAACTTTTGCTACTGCGTTAAAGAAGTCTTCTGTCGCAATTTTTCCATCTTGAACGGCTGTTACCATTTCAGATGTAGACATACCCATTTCTTTGGCAACTGCTGCGATACCTGCTGGTGTTTGTTCGAGCATCAATTTAAAATCTTGCCATTGAACCTTAGGCTTAGCAGCCATCTGCGTAGCTTGTTGTGACAAGGTCTTCATGGCTTGTGTTGGGTTTTCGGCGGCTGCTGCAAGCCCACCAAACCCCATAACAAGTTGATCAGTATTTTTGATACCAACCGCCGCTAACTGACTGTACGTTTGCGCCATGTCAGATGCGCTGTAGATTGTCTGTGTAGCGTAATCTTGCAAGGTACTTTTGACTTGACTAATCTTCTTACTGGTTTCTTCTGACGCTCCCCAGACTTGCGTCAAGTTACCTTCAAACGTCTTCCAAGCTTTTGTATTAGAGCTAAGTTCTCCATACATGCTTGTAAGACCGCCTTTAAGTGCTCCAATACCAGACATCAAAGCAGAACCAACTACGTTAGCAGCTAACAGTGATTTAAATGAGCCACCAATCTTATTAGCGCCATCACCTAGACTAAGTAAAGTGCTTTTGAGTGATTTAACTTCTGACTGTGCTTTTTTACCATCCATATCAATCTGGATAGTAACTTTACCTTCTGCCATATTTCCCTCCTTTCCTAATCAGGCAATGCATACTCTTCTTGTAAAGCACGCATGCGCTGTTTTTCTTTTGTGCTGTCGCCTTTTTGTGGCTTCCACGCCCTAATTTTCATTACTTCGATTAACTTGGTCCCTTCTGGTAAACCAGCTAATAAAGCATTAAATTTTGACCAATGCAATTTCCCTTGTTCTTCAATCAAATCAATGTGATAGGCTTGCATAAACGATGAAAAAATGAACTCGCCGTCATATTTGATTGAATACAGAGGTTTTCCGTCGTCTGAGTCTTCTCGTGGTTTTCGGGGGATAACATTCCCTTCCAGGTCATAGCGCTCAACTGCATCAATCGCTCTAACGCTCTTAATATGCTTGTCAAACACTTCTGAATAAATATTCAAAGCTGTTTCAAAGTCCATATTTTTAAAATCAGAGCTATTAGTGAGCTTAACCAGTGCTAACTGTGGCTTAATCTGTACTGGAAATCTGTCATCTGACCACATTTCAAAGACTTTCAAGACGTTATCGAACGAAAGAAAAAGCTGGTACTCTTTTCCATTGAGCACCAGCCTATCATCCATTCTTTTGGAAATGTCAAACATTACTCAGATAGAAACTGTTTAAAATATTCATCGTTTTGACGTTCAGCGTTAACTTCGTTAATTGCTTTTGAAATTTGCAAGAACACCTTGAGATAGGTCATTGTATTCTGACCAACAGCTTTATAGAGCTTTTCAGGCGTTTCATTGTCAAACATCGTTTTAAAGAACTCGTCTAAGACAGCTTTGATTTCTTGAACTGCTCCCCAAGAGTCCTCGTTAGCAATTCCGTCAATGCTATTAGCACGCTGTTTCAACTCATCAGCTTTTACTTGCATTTCTTTGCTTTGCTCGTCGCTTGGCATGAATTCAAGCGTACAATCTCCTACTACAAATTCAATCGCATCTTGTTTTGCGTCAAAATTATAAACTCGTGACATATTTCAAACCTTTCTATTCTGTTGTTCCTGTTTCAATTGGCTTTTTAATCCATTTCATCTTAACTTCAAACTCTTCGTAGCCTGTCGCATCTCCAGAACCAGCTTTAATACCTGACAAGTTAGCCACTTGCGTAAATGTCTTTTTGCCGTTTGATTCAACAACACGATGCCAAACACGACGATTGTCGCCTACTTCGTATTTTTTAGATGCGATTAGAGCTTGTGCTGGGTCATCTGGATCATACGAACCAGACGCCGTGTAAGCTCCAGAAATAGATGTAACTGTTTCTTCGGGTGAACCGTCGCCGTCATAGTAGCCAACGTCATCTGTTTCTTCGTCTGTGTCATCATCAATAGTTTCGATGTATTTCGCTAAACGTAGAAATGCTTCGTCAGCTGGTACTGTGTCAGGTGTTTTTGGGTCAAATGGTGCTACAAAGTGTTTTCGTTGCGCATTTTTTTGACGTGCCATATTTTCCTCCTCAAATTTCTAATTTTGCTTGTAATTGCAATGTGTAAACAAAATAACCATGTTCATCTTTGCCATTAATACCAGGTTTACCGACTGAAAGAGATAAGAATGTGTAAGAGTCGTCTGTGCTTGGCAAATCAATATCAAACGCTGATAACTCGCCATTCAAAAACCAAATGACATCACTTGCCAGCTGATTACTCTTGCTTTTGACTGCAATTTCAAACGGTAGGCTTACTTCTCTCGTACCGTCCATGAATTCTCTGTCAATCGTTCCGCCTGGAATAGCGTTGACAACCAAATCATCTTGATCATCTTTGAAATAATCTAGCCGTGCTTTTAACGGCAATTGTTTAAAACTGTTAATGTATTTTAAAAGTACTATTTGAAAGTTTTTGTTATCTTGCATCAGAACCCCATCCCTTTGGCTGCAACACGTTTCCATTTATCAACATTCGCTTCCGCTGATTTGTCATACCAAAGCTTTCCTGTACCTGGTGTTGTATACTTCTTAAATACAACAATGCCGTTTGTCCCATAAAATTGAGCTCGTGCATATACTGTATCCCAAGAAACAGCACTACCATCTATAGCTATTTGTCCGCTGGCTCGCAAAGCACCGCCCTTCATTGGGATGTACTTGTCTGTATCCATCAAAACTTGGTTAGCTAGTGCACGTTTTCCTCTCAAAACATTGGCATCAGACACCTTCCGTTCAGCGCCACTCAAATCAGCCCTTGTCCGAATACGAAACATCAAATCACTCCTACTTCATAGCTAAAGATTTTGCCATTTAAGTAATTGGGCTCATGGCTTTTAACAATGTACGTGTTAACGCCATCGCTAACAGTCGCCTCGTCCCAACTGCTGTCTACCTTGACACCAGAAATGCCTGGATAAATGAAAATTGTTCCTGCTCTGTTTTTCTCCTTAGAGATATTCGCTCCAGAAACAGAACTAGAGCGGTCAAAGCGAACGTGTTTGACCGTCAACGGTTCTGAATAAGTTAAATCACCAAAATCATTTTCTTTTTGTACTTTTTGAACAATAACAGTGTCAGTTAACAAACGCTTATCTATCATAATCGGCTCCCACGACAAGGCTAAATCCTGCCTGTTTCAGAACGTTTTCGGCATCAATCGATAAATTATATTGCTGACCGCTAAACGTGCTCTCAGATGCCTTGTAATCGATTTTGGTACGTCCGATAGAAACGCTTGTCATTGTTTTCTTGTCATCAGCTGTCATGATGCCTGAAACATCCAAGTAAGCAATCTGAAACGCCATAGCAAACTTGACTGCTTGCTTACGATAATCAAAATCATCTTCAAAGTTGATAAAACGCTTGTAGATGTTTTGTGTATACATATCAATGGCAATTTCAGCACGTTTTGCTAACTTATCAAAGTTCTCAACATCATCAAAACCAAGGTCCGAAAACTCTGCTTTAGTTAAATAAGTCATGGTAACCTCCCTAAAAGGGTGTTATCACCCTCATTCTTCTGTTTTGGCTTTCTTACCACGTCTAGTTTTCTTAGGCTCTACTGCTGTTTCTTCCTCAGATACTTCTTCAGGTACTGACTCGGGTTCTTCCTCAAGCGGTACTAGCACCTTTTCAACGTCTGGAAAAGCTTTAGCTAAATCAGCATTGACGTGGTCAGCGTATTCTTTATCAAGCTCAATAGTTTCATCAACCATCACGCTTTTTTTGAGCGATTTAAAGAATAGGTTTTTAGTAGCTTTGTACTGTGGCATATTATCCTCCTACAGAAACATTCGTTACTTTGACAATAGCTTTCTTGTTATCATCAAGTACGTATGTTCCACCTTTGGCAGCAGCTTGCAATAACACACCATCAAAAGCTGTAGCTTCAATTGTGCGAGTAGTAGAAATACCGATAAATGGGATAACAATGCTGTCTGGTGAGAATACAGCAACAACACCTGTATCAAAGTATTGTGCTGGTGTTTCAACCAATGCAAAGCCTTTATAACGAGCTAAACCGTTATTATCAATAGATACGCTTGAACCTTTAGCGGATGTGTTGGCTGTCATGTCAATAATCGCATTGTAAAGTTCAGGGCGAAGATAGATAGTGATTGGCGCTGTTACTTCATTGTTAATGTAGTAAGCATTGACTGTATTAAACAACGCTTTAACTTTGTCCTCTGTAAAGTCAGCTAGCACTTCTTCTTTGCCTGCGTTATCTGACAAATACTTACCGATACGTTTGTTAACTTTGCGTGTTTGTGCTTCTGATTGCAATTTCAAACGTTCAGCAATAGCAGCTTGCAAGTCATTGTTAACAGTGTAGCGGTCAAGTCCTTCATGAATTGTAAGTGTGTAATCGTACTCAACATCTGTATTTGTGTACTTGATTTCTGTGACGTCACCAAAACGAGATTTAGCACCAGAACCATCGCCAAAACCGCCATCATTAGCGCCTGTTTTGTATTCTTCGTTGATGACAACAGGTGTAGCGTTAGTTTTAACTGAAAAGGCTTTAGCGTTTTCTTGTACACCGTCCAAAATCTGGATTGGTGACAATGCACCAGAAAAAGCAGCTTGTACACCGAAAACTGTTGATAAGATACCAGCGTACTGTGTTTCATAGCGACGTGCTGGATTGTTTAAATTACTTGGCATGTTTATTCTCCTTTCGATTATTTGCCATAGCTATCAATAATCGCTTGAAATGGGTCAATACTCCCATTTCCACCAGCCGATGGATTGCCATTAGGTACGATTGACGGATTAGGCGTATTATCTTCTTCTGGCTTAAACAAGTAAGCATCACTTTCTTTCAAACCGTTAATAACATCGTCCAATTTAGGTTTTCCGTCATCGTCAAGCTCAATCTCATCAATGTTAATGAATTTCATTAGGTTTTCTGGATTGTAAGCGTTAGTGTCCTTTAAAGCTAAATTGATAGCATTGATTTTTTGTGTCATTGCAAGATCTGCTTCAGCATCAGCTTTGAATTTGTCATATTCAGCTTGCAATTTATCAAGCGCTTCTTTTTGTTCAGCACTTGTATTTGCATCAGCTTTCAATGTTTCAATCTGTGTCTCAGCATTTTGCAATTGATTTTTAAGACTGTCTCGCTCTTGCGTGATAGTGTCCAAAGCTGATTTAGTTTCATTCAAATCTTTGCCATGCAAAGTAAAAACTTCTTTAGCTTGTTCATCTGTCAATCCAAGATTGATAAGGTCATCTTTTGTAAATGGCATTTTGTCCTCCTAGTCCTTTTTGTAGGTGGCTAACCCCCACCACAAAGGTAAAATCTTATTTACTTCTTCAGTTTACCTTTGAACAAAGCGGACTTTTTACCGTTTTGAACGCACAAAAAAGCACCTAGAAAAAATCTAGGTGCAAATAAGTAAGATAACTTACCAAATATTCAAATCTACAAATTTATCAATGATACTTTCTGCTATTTTACCTTTTTGTGTAATGTTGTATGCATTGTCAAAGGCTTTGAGCTGGTAATAATCTTCCAAAGCTTCTGCAAAATCATCATTCAACTCACCGTTTTGCAAAATTTTATCTAAATCAAAATTAGGTAAGCACTCTTTAACAAAAGCTATTTGTTTTTCGTTTAGAATTTCAACTATTTTCATTTTTCAAAACCATACTTTCTGCGAATTCTTTTTCCTGTCTTGTGAGTTGTTGCAATATTCCCTGTGGATGGATTGATAACAACTGATGTATCTTTACCGATAAATTTTTGAGATGGTCTACCATGCTCATCATATTTAATCTCTTTTATTTCAAGAGGATTTTTTAAAGCATCAATGATAGTTTGAGTTTCAACCTTTCGTTCAACAGCACGATCAACAAGATGTTTTGAAACGTCTTTAATTTTTACATTGTTGCTTGCTTTCATGCCTATTATAGCACTTTTCACCTCTCGTTGCTTCTCTAAAGTTTTCTTCTTAGTCCCTAACAATGATTTATTTTTTTCGTATGAATTTTGAGTTAAAAATAACCTTTCCCTCGAATAATCACGATGCAAGAAATCATGCTGATCAACATAAGCACGTATCTTTCCTTGTAGTTTTCGCAATTTCAAACGCTCGGATGTGATAAGTTCATCATCTCCCAGTTGGCTAGCGATGTGTAGGCGCTCTTTTTGGTTTCTGATAGCACGTTCAAGTGCTCTTTGTTTGGCTTGTATACGTGCATTCTCTTCTGCTTGTTCGGGCGTTAAGTCTTTGAGATAGTCTGGGTCTTCTAGTAGCTCATTGACCCCAATAATAAAAGGTGTCAAATAATGTCCACAATGCACGCCTAAACAGCCACCAGCGTAGCCGTAACCGTAATCGGACAAAGCAAACACCTTGACACCTTTCTCTGTGTGTGTCGTGCCTTCCATTGTTACTATACGACCCTGCAAAGGCGCACACATTTCTCTTGCTGTAGCTTTCTTTGAGTAGTAATAAGTGTCAATACCCATTTCCTTAGCTGGTGCTGTGCGCATTTCGTTGTAAACTCTAAACGTTGTCGTTTTAATAATAGCTCTTGCGTACGCATCTGCTCGCCACTCTCTGCCGCCTTTATCGACAAAACCTGTAAAATTCTTCTTTTGCCATTTCATGATAGTGTCACGAATAGCTTTATCAGCTGATTTTGAACTGATAACCACTTCGGCTACGGACTTCTCAACAATTGATTTATATGTTTTTTGAATTGACCTAGGCAAAGTCGTGTTGATAAGGTTTAAGTCACTAATCGCTTGCGATGTGTAAGCTTCAAGGCTATCTATCACGCCGTTGGCAATAGATTCACCATCTCTCCTGCCTAAATCCTCTGCAAGTTGCTGTTTAGTGTCTTTGTAAACCTTTAATCCTTCGTTAGCTATAACGTCACGTAACAAGTCCTCTGCTATACCTGTACGTTCAGTGATAATTTTCAAGTTTTCTTCGTTTAGCATGTGCATATCATTCAACTTATGCATTTGCCAAATGTATGGATTTTCTTGCAAATCAGCACTACCACGAACGATTAAACGCTTGATCATATTATCAAATAGTTCTTGCTGCATCTGAGCGTAAATATCGCTAACTCCTTGCATCTGCAAAGAGAATTGCTGGTCATTTAAGACTGGTCTCTTACTCATCGTCTTCCTCTACTCGTTTCCTGCCATAAAGCGCTAAGTCTGCATCGTTTTCTGGCGGTAATTCCCCATTGATTTCAGCTAGATAGTCTTTAGCTTCTTCTTCGGACACATTCAATGTTTTCTGGATGCCTAAACGTTGTGGTGCAAAGCCTGCTGATACCATTTTCATCCAATAAGCAAGCTCTGCGTTTCGGTCTGTAAAGACACCATCGTCAAGATTGACTGAAATGTCTTCTAGCTCTGGTATTTCGCCCTTGTACAGACCTGTAGCTTTACCGAGTTCGCAAATAGATACGCATAACTCTTTAATCGATTGCTCAACAAGAGCAGCAATACTATTACGCATTTGGTATGTGTCGCTATTCTCGCTAACTACTTCGGTAGCTGTCTTCATACTCTTGCCGTCAAAAGTAAACATGCCAGCAGACACACCAATCTGCATCTCAAACAGTTTTAGCCCCTCTGAAATCGCTGTGATGTAATCGTTTGAGCGGATTGGCGTTGTTAAGTCTTTGATAGCTGTAGCATCCATATTCCCACCGCCCAATTGCGTATAGATGTTTTGGTCTGTCTCGAAGCGTCGTTTGAAAGTGATTGAACCATCTTCTCTCTGCGCTGTTACCTTAGTCATCTGCTCAGGAATAATAACACGACGTTGACCCATTCGGACTTCCCACATGAACTCATCGTAAGTTCTGTTGATAAAATCAATTGTCGTTTTAGCATTATCAAAGATAGATAGACCAAGCGGACTGTTGATGTCTTTGTTGTTCATTCCTGGAGTCTTGAGATACGTAAACAATGGACGTGATAAGTCTTTAAACATTGTGACTGGCTCAAGGTCTGGATACAATTCAGACAAGTTCGCACGTTGACCTAATACGTCGCTAATTTCTGACTTGTAAAGCTCGTTAGTAATGCGATAAAAGCTCTTATCTTTCGTACTTCCTTGCTCGTTTCCGTCCGCTGTCACCCACTCATGAAACTCTACAAGCGTGTAATACACGTTCTTTCTGCCCTCTGACTTGATTGTTTTGGTCAAGATAGCAGCATTCGACACGTCTTGCGTATTTGATTGCAACGGCAAGAAAACAGGCGCTTGAACGAATGCTACACGAATTCTGTCACCGTCAACATATGGACGCATGGCAAGACCACCCAACGCCAAACCGCTTTCCAAATAGCGCTCAAAATTCTTATTAAAGCGGTCATTGTCAAGCGTGTAGCTGATAAACTCATCAACTGATTTGTTGTCCGACGTGATTTCCGCCTGCTCGTTATAAACCAAGCTAGCAATCTTTTTCGATGCTGTTCGTGCAATCGGCAAATGGTTAAACTTGCGACGTTTCACATCACCCTCGCTGTTGATATATTCGACGTCATCAAATTTAGATTGATAGTAAGTTAGATTGTGTTGAATACGACTGTACTCTTCTTGACTAACTGCGATTTTTGGATGATCAAGAACACTGTTTAAATTTGAAGTCTGCATGTTATACCTCCCACGATTAAAAAAGTCTTTTACTTTTTGGATTAGACCCATATTGTCCTCCTAACTGTTTCCGATACGTAAGCCGAGAATTTTAGCATTATCCAAGGCAAAGTATTGTGACACGTCGCATGTGTGGTCATCTTCTTTGATAACGTTTGGATTGTCTGACTGGATTGTCTTCTCATCCCAACGATACATACGATGCTCTTCGATAAATATCTTATTGGCTTCTGTGTCTAAATAATAAAAACGTCCCTGAGCAAGCAACGACTGAAAGCTGTCAATCATTGTCACTTTTTTTAGCTTGGCTACTGGATGCCAACGAATGGCAAAATCTAAATACATCTGGTTTCGCAATGCCCCCTCAGCACTATCGATTGTGTACTGTAGCACTTGCACTCTATACTTATCCACAACCGAACGAGTAAAACTATGTATGTCTTGTGATAATTGACTAGGCGCTTTCTTGACTACTTTCCCCGCTGGCGAATAGTAGTAAGTATCAAGCAATATAACATTACCTTTTGCTGTTATGCCGAATGCTCCGCAAGCTGTTGCTGATTGTTGGTGACCGCCATCAAGTGCAAACGAGATACCGACCAGCCTGTCGTTAGCTGGCAAACTATCCAGCGGATGAAACGTGCTCATGTTATATACGTTGTTTCCAAGTCCGACTGGCTCGCCCAGGTAAATATATCTGTAATAATCAAAGTCATTAGCTTTAATACGTTCGATGTCTTTTAGCATTTGCTCCGTAACAAAGCCCAGCTCATCATCAAGATAGCTAGATGAGTGGCAAAGATATTCATCACGGATTTTCATAGTCTCAAACCACTTGTTAATCCAACTGTATGGATTACGTGGCGGGTTGTAAGACCAAAAGAACTGCACGCATTTAGCTTTAGCGTGTTTTTGGCGCATGAAAGTAACGTTTGATTGGTCAAAGTCTTCTTCGCTGTCAAATTCGGCTGCTTCTTCGTACCAAACAGCGATAATATTCCCAATATCGTTTGATTTCAACTTTTGAAAGTCGTCTTGACCGTAAAAATAGAACGTTGACCCTGTTTTCTTATGAATTATCTTGAACGGGCTAACAGTCGTTTTAAAACCACCAAAAACGCCGTATAATTGCAACGCCCACTGTATTTTATTAAAGACACTGTCACGGATTGTATTGGCTACTTTGCGAATAATAACAACGTTAGCTGTGTCGCCTTGCTTGATGTATTTCACCATCATATAAACCAATTTCAATGCGATTACAGATGATTTAAACGAGTTCCGCCCGCCTTTTAAAATATTGTAAGGTTCTACGGAAATCCAAACAGGCTTAAAATGTGGATTGACGTTCTTTTGAACATTAAAGACCATCGTCTACCTCCTCAACCCATTCATCAACGATGATAATTTGTTCATCTTGTACCTCGCTAGCGTTGACTTGTTCACGCAACTTAGCCAATTCAAGCTCTAATTTTTCAGCTTGTTTAGCAGTTGGATAACGTTTCAAAATTTCTTGAATAGCTTTGATAACTGTTGCATTATCTGCTTTCTTCCTGAGCCTTTTGACTTCGCCTGTAACTGGGTTCATCATCAAAACTTCTTCATCACGATTTCCTCTAGCAATGTCTGATAGTATACTCAACGCCTCTTCAGCATCCATGATGTTTTTCTTGTGTAATTCAGAAAGTTGATCATCAATGTACGCTCGAATTTTAGTATTTTTTAGTAACTTATCAGCGTTGGCGCCTGCATATTTCTCAGAATATCCAGCGTTAATTGCTGCTTTCGTTGCATTTCCTAGCTTGATAAATTCATCTGCAAATCGTTTCTGACGTTCATTCATTACCTCTCCTTTCACACAAAAAAATCACGAGTCTTAACTCATGATTTCATTGTAATATCAAGTTAACGTGGCTTTTTACCGTTCTTTCAAGGCGTTAGCTAACAAATGTCTGTATGTAGCACGGAAATAGTTATCAAACCAGTTGTTGAGATGCTTGTATGTTCTGTTTGGACTTCTGTAGTAAATCCTTTGACTAGCACCTATAACGTTCATTGTCTCATATACATATACCTCTTTGAGTACTCTGACAAGTGACTCATCTGTTCTTGAGATAACCTCACTTGTGACTGTGTTCAAATTGACGTAAAACGCTGCATCTTCATTGTTATTTTCCAGAAAATGGTCTTGTATCTTTTGCTCTAGGATTGTTTTCTCTGGGTTTGTTTTATCTCTCAGAAAATACCACTTCAGCCATATGATTTCTCGTCTATGTATTACAGACAATCTTTCAAACTTCGTCTTTGCCATAACTTCACCTACAAGGTTTCCATCGCTTTAATAAATTCTTCATAGCTATTCAAAACTTTATAGCAACAATCACGCACGTAAACTTCACAACCTTTATGCTCCACCCAATTACCTGTTTCTTCGTCAAAGATTTCAAATGTATCTTCCGCTATTGATATAATCTCATTTGCGTTTAATATCAGTTTGAATTCCTCAAGTTCATCTACATCATACCCTGTTATTTGACTTATCCATTTAACATCACTCACTTTGAAACCTCCTCGATTGTCAGCACAAATCTGTAATAACCTTTTTTCCCGCTCAATCCGCCTAGCTGAAATTTAGTGGATTTAATCACATTATCATTGTCATCCGTCCAAATGCCAGCCTCTGTCATGCCATCCACTAAAGGCTTGACCGTCGGATAAAGGTTTGGTGTGTCTAATCTTCGCCTTGTCGGTTTGTAAACTGTAACCGTTAAATGACACGGTCTTTTTGGACTAAACGGCAACATATGCTTATCTTTTTTGGCTTTAGTCTCATAAGCTGCTAGCTTTCTAATCCTGCTCACCATGTGACCTGTAACTTTATTATGGTCTCTGTCATTCGAATTAATGACCATGTTCAGCTTTTTGTTTTTTGTGTTTCTTGGCAACCAAAACTCAAATTTTGTGTTCTCGTTGTCTTCCGACTCGATTAACACGCAACCACAATCAGCACAATAATAATTGCCTGGTTTTTCGGGAAATGACTCTAAATCTGCCAATTCTTTCCATTCATAGCAATCAGCACAAAATACTCTGTTAATGTTCATGTTCAGCCTCTTCCTCCAATGTTTCAATGGCAACAACTGGCGCTCGACCTCTGCTAGAGTTGAAAGTGACATACTCCCCATTCAACCAACGTGTTAAAAGTGCCTCGTGCTGTTCTCTTTTGATATTGCAAACAAGCATTACTTTATTACTTAGTCTATAAGCAATTTTCATCATAACTCTCTTTCTAACATCTGAGCACGTTCAAGCCAATATTTGCGAGACACTTCTCGCTCTAGAGGTGTCATTTTATTGCTATCTGCTGCTGTGTAATAAATCTTCTTGCTCACATTTGACACTTTCTTCACATCAATAACGCCTAGTTTTATGCGCTGTCTCAATTGGTAATATGTCAAATTCCATTCACGACAACACTCAGCATAGTAGCCAACAAAGCGCTTGCTTGTCACTTTATCTGAAAACTCATACGGTACATATGATCTACCATTATCTTTAACACCAACTTCTTTCCTGGTTATGTTCCCTTTCTTAACCCTTGAGTCAAGAGTTTGTCTAGCCAATCCTGTTTTTAAACAATACTCTTCGATTGTTCCAGTGAATGCTTTTTGGGTTGAATTATCAGTAAATTTGTATACTTTAACTTTCATTGTTCGCTCTCGCTTTCATATGTTCCACCCCAATTATCAGCACGATAGATAATAACCTGATTATCTGATAGAGTCCTGTTCTGCTCTCTGAGCTCTCTATTCTCTTGTTTTAATTTATTCATCTCTGGCTCATAATTATTCATCGTATGAACACATCCTAATACGTACACGATGCTCAATAGCAAATATAGTGCTATTCCAACCAGTAAAATATCCCAGATGTGGTTTTTAATTATCTTTACGAACATTCATTTTTACCTCAATCGGTTTATTTTGTTTTTTTATTCCTCTCAAGACACGGACATTGATAGCTATTGCTGTCAAACTTAATAAGATAGAAATTACACTGAAAATATTCATCTCGGGCCTCCTAAACACTCAATAATACTTGTTTGTTAACTTGTTCAATCTCTAGACGCAAGTTTGTCTGTGGTTGCCACTGTTTCCAATAATCGTAAGCACGATCAATGTCTTTCTTCTTCAAAAGGTCATAACGTGGGATTTTAAACAGCTCTTTGAAATCTTTAGCGGCTTGACAAAATACTTTCTGTCTTAATTTGCTATCAGAATATGCTGGCGCATCATAACCACCCAAGCATTTAACTACTGCTTTGCTACGTTCTTTGGTCAAATCCTGGTTAATTGACGGATTTACTGGCTGTTCATCTTTCAAATAGACGATGTCATCACGCATTACAGATTGCTCTTGCTTGATTTCTTTTTGTGTTTGAAATAATTGGATAAATGCGTCCTCTGTCGTCAAAGCGTTTTGAGCAGGAGCAATATAAGCGCCGTGTTTGCGAATGGCTGGTAACACCTTATCCGTCACCCAGTCAGCAAATTTTTCAGCTTCTGGCTTGCGTGATTGAAAAACCAACTTGTAGAAATTGCTTTCGTTAATGAAATTAGCTTTCTGAACACCTCCATTTGTAAGGAGGTCGGTAATAACTACCCCCTTTGGATTTAATCGTGATGCCGCATCTTTATGGTTCTTGATATCTAACACACGACAACAATCTTTAAGATTAAAATAAAATTCATCCTCAATTGTTACTGTACGCACTTGACCAAATTCTTCATTATTGAATACTTGTACATCCATCATTTAAAAACCTCCTCACCATTTCGAAACATATTGTTAGCTAAAACATGACTTGTAATTTGTCGTTGTGTTTCTGGATCTTGATAATAATTTAAAACCACTTGATAAGCTTTCTTAGCTGCCGTAATTTTTTTGTTTGCATAAACTGTGAATAAACATAAGTAAGTAACGCATAAAACTGCGAATAATAATACAATAAATTGCTCTTGTGTCATTTGTTTTTCTCCTCAAACATCTCTTCAAATTCTCGTGTGATCTTTCTCATTCCATAAGCTTCTGACGCTCTAAAATAGAAACCTTTATCATTTGTTTTCTTAAGATATAGTCGTTCTCGACATCCTGGACAAGAAACTGATTTTCTATGATTTTTGATTTTCAAAATCGTGTACGTCCCGCAAAACGGACACATGATTTCTGCTTTAACTCGTTCTTCTTTCATGCAACACCTCTAAAATGGTAAGTCATCTTCATTAATGTCCATTGGATTAGTATTCCCAAAGTTTCTGCTAAAGTCAGGATTGGTCTGTGTCGTTTGCCCTTGGAAGAAACTTGTCTGTTGTCCTTGTGGCTGTCCAAAATTACCTTGATTTGGATTTTGATAGCCATTGCTTGCGTTTTGTGGCTGTTGATTTCCAAAATTACCGCTATTTTGGAAATTACCTTGGTTTTGATAGCCTTGATTTTGCCCAAAACTACCGTTGTTGCCATTGTTTTGGTTTTGAGCTGGTGCATATCCATTGATTGCATCGATGATAATTTGTGGATATTTATTGCCTTCGTGCTCATTTTGACGATAGCGACCTGTGATAGTTACCAAATTTCCGACATTGTCATACAGGACATTTCCTAGCTCACCGAAAGCAATTACTTTGATGTAACCATGTTTGTAATTGCCATCTTCGCCTTTACCATTTGCAAAGCTCATGCTTGCGGTCGTAAAGTTTTGATCGTGCTTGTTATATTCGTTGTTAAAATTAATATAACCTTTATTCGTTACTTCCGTTGTCGTCCTCTTTCCTATTTCTTACACTACTTGTAAACAATAACGCTAAGAACATCCATAGTGGCTGTTTGAAATAAACAGCGATGAATGCACATACAAGCAAAGCACCAACATCATGTAATAGCCAAGCTAACCAAATCATTCAACTTCCTCCACTTCTCTAACTTCCAGCTCATGCACGCCAAATTTTAAAAGTGGTGCATATCTCTCATTAAATTTAATCGCTGCTACATATGGATTAGAAGCCTCTACTTCAGCCCCTAAATCCAATGCCGCAATTTTTCCGCTGACGTAATATTTTTTCATCCTTCAAACCCCATTTCCATGATCATGTTTGGTTGTTCGTACTTAATGCCATTCATTTCCAAGAAATCTTTAAACATTTTGGCTTGTTTAACACCCCCAGGAAACGTCAAACGCAAATCAAGTGTCAACGCTTTGTCAGGCTCAAATTTTGGCTCATTTTCAGCCATGTTTTGTGTCTCGGGTGTAATTGTATTACCTTCCAAAATCTCTCCAGTTTCAGCGTTATATGCCTTAATTTGAGAGTTAGCATTTTCTTGCGCTAGACGTTCAATCTCCGCTTTACGTTCTGCCTCTGCTTTAGCTCGTGCCTCAGCCTGTTCTTTACGTAAAGCAATCGCATCTCTATCAGATTTCATGATTTTAAGAACGTCAACAAGTGATTTTCCATCTTCAAGATAGCGAACATAAGCATCTGGAAGTAATTCATAATCTTTAGCTTGTTCAATGATTGTCTCTTTACTTTCTTCAAATTCACGTACAGCTTTGTATTCTTCCAAGACAATCTGATCAATTTCCTCAAGCGTTGCTGTTCTAAGCTCAAATTTGCCTGCTTTAAAGTATTTCTTCAAGCTGTATGAGTCGTATTTATCCTCAAATGTTGACTTATCCAATTGAGCTAGCTCACATTTCTCTTCGAAAGCAGCACGTACTGCATCAACTCGTAGCAATCGCTCTTGTTCGTCGATTGCATTAAGACCTGCCGTGATGTTGTCAATTACTTCATCAAGCGGTTTGATTGTTTGGTCATACCATTTTTTAAACTCTTTGTATGGCTCGCTGATAACCGAATTAATTTCTTTGCGTCGTGCTTCAAGCGCTTGTTTTAGCTTGTTCAAACGTGTACGCTCTTCGTAGTCAGCTTTGTAAGTTGCTGTTGTCACTTCATAGTCAGCATATTGAGCTACTACTGCGCTTAGCTGACGCTCTACTGCTTTATAATCTACTTTTATTTCCGCTGGTTTAAATTCAACATTGATTTCTGTTAGTGTATTATTTGTTACGTCTTTCATTATTTATCTCCTTTACAAGTCATTAAAATTAATCTGATTTGGATTTTGTTGTGGCATCAGCGATTTGATGTAATTTACCACTTCGTTAAAATATCCACTCGGAACAGCTCTAAAATCGTTGATGTTGTAACGAACCAAAATACCACTTGCTACGATATCTGGGCTTTGGTTAGTCATCTGTGCAAGCTGATTGATGCCGTTGTAAATCTGTTGCAATTGATTATCATTGATATATTGCGTTTGCTGTTTTGTGTTCGCACCCTGCTTTTGCTGTTTCTGATATTCATTCGTATCAGCATCTTTAGCATCATCAATTAAGAAAATACCGTTTAAGGCATATTTTCTGGCATAGCTTGACGCAGAACCTGTAATTTGCGACGCATCCATACCTTTTTTCTTTTCCTCCTCACGGGCTCTTGCTTCAACTGTAATTTTTTCGCCTGTACTTATATCAACAAAATCAAATGTAGCTACTAAATAATATCTGTCGCCAACTTGCTCAATAACATCTTTTCTAAAAAACGCTGTACATTCGTTTTCCCATAATAATGGTTTTATAGCATTCAAAATATCCTCTGCATTCCTGTAGCTATAACCACCGAATTTGTTATATTGCCCTTTAGGAACGTTTAATTCTTTTTGGATATTGAGAAGTTTTTTATAAATTGTCACCTTTTCCATTCCTCAGACTCCATTTGTTCATCTTTCCAGCGGTCATATGCCTCGTCTTCATCACCCTGAAATACTTCTTCATGGTCCTCATACGTGCTTAACCAATTATCGTAATCAAACGTTCCAAATAATCCATGTTGCATTAGCTGACCTTTCTAGCTTCTAGCAAGTAATAGCA